AATGATCAAGACGCTTTAAATGAGTTTTATAGACAGTTTCCGCGTACTGAAGAACATGCTTTCAGAGATGAAACTAAAAATAGTATATTTAATTTAGTTAAAATATACGAGCAAATAGATGTAAACGAAGAATCTAGTAGTTATACTACTGGTAATTTTCAGTGGGCTGGAGGTATAAAAGATACAACTGTTAGGTTTTTACCTAATCAACAAGGCAGATTTAATATATCATGGGTACCACCTGTTCATTTACAAAACAAACAAATAGTAAAAAATGGATTTAAACACCCTGGTAATGAGCATATGGGAGCATTTGGATGTGACTCTTATGACATTTCAGGAACAGTAGATGGTAAAGGATCTAAAGGTGCTTTACATGGTCTTACAAAGTTTAGTATGGAAGACGCTCCTGCTAACAGTTTCTTTTTAGAATACATAGCTAGACCTGCAACTGCTGAAATGTTTTTTGAAGATGTTTTAATGGCTTTAGTTTTCTATGGTATGCCAATACTAGCAGAGAACAACAAGCCTAGATTACTATATTATTTAAAACGTAGAGGATATAGAAAATACTCTATGAACAGACCTGATAAAGTTTGGAACAAACTATCAGTTGCTGAAAGAGAAGTAGGTGGTATGCCTAACTCAAGTGAAGATATTAAACAAGCACACGCTGCTGCTATTGAAATGTATATACAAGATCATGTAGGTTTAAGAGAAGATGGTAGTTATGGCGACATGATTTTCAATCAAACACTAAATGATTGGGCTGGTTTTGACATAACAAGAAGAACTAAGTTTGACGCAACAATTAGCAGTGGTTTAGCAATAATGGCTTGTAATAGACATTTATACTCGCCAAGAGAAAATGTCACAAGAGAAAAATTAAACTTAACAATAGCTAGATACAAAAATAAAGGGTATCAATCAAAATTAATAAAACAATAATATGGCTGAGTCTTACATGAGCAATTATTTTCCTAGTCAAGTAGTACCTGACAAAGAGAAGTTATCTTTAGATTACGGTTTAAAAATAGGTAAAGCTATAGAGAGCGAGTGGTTTAAAAGAGACTCTGGCACTAATAGGTTTGCAAGTAACCAAAATAACTTCCACAAGCTTAGATTATACGCGAGAGGAGAACAAGCTATTCAAAAATATAAAGATGAGTTATCTATAAATGGTGATTTGTCTTACTTAAACTTAGACTGGAAACCAGTACCTATTATACCCAAGTTTGTGGACATAGTAGTTAATGGTATATCAGAAAGATCATTTGATATAAAAGCATATACTCAAGATCCTTTTGGTGTAGACAAGAGAACTAAGTATATGGAAAACATATTGTCTGACATGAAGTCTCAAGAACTTACTGAGTACGCAGCTGAGGCTTTTGGAGTAAACCTAATGTCTAGTCAACTAGATGTGTTACCTCAAAACCAAGACGAATTACAACTACACATGCAATTAAATTATAAGCAAGCTGTAGAAATAGCTGAAGAACAAGCTATAAATGTTTTATTAGATGGTAATAGATATGAGTTAACTCGTAAAAAATTAAATTACGACTTGACTGTTTTAGGTATAGCTTGTGTTAAAAATAGCTTTAATAAATCTCAAGGAGTAAAAGTAGAGTATGTTGATCCAGCTAATATAGTTTATTCATATACTGAAGATCCATATTTCGAAGATATATATTATTTTGGTGAAATAAAAACCTTACCTATAAATGAAATAGTAAAAGAGTTTCCAGAATTAACCGAAGCTGACTTGAAAGAGTTAAGTAATCAAAGTCATCAAACTACTGGTTTTTATAATAGATCTTTATCTGAATCAACAAATTTAGATAAAAATCAAGTTCAAATCTTATATTTTAATTATAAGACATACATGACTCAAGTTTATAAAACAAAAACAACATCAACAGGTGCTAGTAAAGTTATAGTTAAAGATGATCAATTTAATCCTCCTACAGAGTTGTTGGAAGCTAATTTTGGTAAATTATCTAAACAAATTGAGGTTTTATTTGAAGGAGCTATGGTTTTAGGATCTAAAAAAATGTTAAAGTGGAAACTAGCATCCAACATGATGAGACCTAAGAGTGATTACACTAAGGTTAAAATGAACTATAATATAGTTGCACCTAGAATGTATAAGGGTAAAATAGAGTCATTAGTTAGTAGAATTACTACTTTTGCTGATATGATTCAAATAACACACCTTAAAATTCAACAGGTGATGTCTAGAATGGTTCCAGACGGTATATATTTAGATGCTGATGGTTTAGCTGAAATAGATTTAGGTAATGGTACAAACTATAATCCACAAGAAGCATTAAACATGTTTTTCCAGACTGGTAGTATAATTGGTAGATCATTTACATCTGATGGTGATATGAACCCAGGTAAAGTTCCAATACAAGAAATACAAAGCGGTAATGGAGGCGCTAAATTACAGTCTTTAATACAAACATATAACTACTACCTACAAATGATCAGAGATGTCACGGGATTAAACGAGGCGCGTGATGGTAGTATGCCAGATGCTAAGACATTAGTGGGTGTTCAAAAATTAGCAGCTGCTAATAGTAATACAGCTACAAGACATATATTACAAGCCGGTTTATTCTTAACAACAGAATTAGCGGAGTGTTTATCACTTAGAATATCTGATATAATAGAATATTCACCAACTAAAGAAGCTTTTATTCAAAAATTAGGTAGACATAATGTTGCTACGTTAACTGAAATGTCTAACTTACATTTATATGATTTTGGTATATTTATTGAATTAACACCTGATGAAGAAGAAAAAGCTATGTTAGAAAATAACATACAGCAAGCGTTACAGCAACAAGGTATAAATCTTGAAGATGCTATAGATATTAGAGAGATTAAAAATATAAAGCTTGCTAATCAGTTATTAAAACTAAAACGTAAACAAAAAGCTGAAGAAGATCAAATGATCCAACAGCAAAACATACAAGCACAAGCACAAGCAAACGCTCAAGCTCAACAAGTTGCTGCTCAAGCTGAAGTTCAAAAAAATCAAGCTTTAACTCAAAGCCAGATGCAATTAGAACAAGGTAAGAGCCAATTAGAGATACAGAAAATGCAACAAGAGGCTATGCTTAAGAAAGAGCTTATGAATTTTGAGTTTGAATTAAACTTAAAGTTAAAGCAAATGGAGACTGAAATACTTAAAACTAGAGAAAAAGTAAAAGAAGATCGCAAGGACGAAAGAACAAAAATCCAAGCGTCACAACAATCTGAATTAATAGATCAAAGAAATAATAAAAAACCACCTAAAAACTTTGAATCTTCAGGTAATGATATAATGGGTGGCGGTTTTGGCATGAATGCCTTTGAACCGAGATAATTTGTTTAATTTTATAATATTATATTATGGCTAAAAAAAAGAAAGCTGAGGCGGTTGAAGAAATCGTTGAACAAGTACAAGAACAGCCTGTTGTTGAAGAACAAAAGGTTGAAGAACCCTCAAATCCAAATGAGGTTAAAGATGATGGAACTATTAAAGTAGATTTAGATAAATGGGCTAAAGTTGATAAAAAACAAGATACTGATGTAGCTAAAGTAGATTTATCTAATAAAGAAGAAGAACCAAAAGAAGAACCTGTACAAGAGGTTAAAGAAGAGGTTACTCCTGAAACAGAAACAGAGGTAGAAGATACACCTGTTGTTGAAGAGATTACTGAAATAGAAATAGAAGAAAAAACTGAAGAGCTTCAAGAAGAAGTTGAAGAAGCTGTAGCTGAAGCTCAAGATACTGGTGAACCACTGCCTGAAAATATACAAAAGGTAGTTGAGTTTATGAACGAAACCGGTGGTAGTTTAAATGATTACGTTAGATTAAATCAAGATTATTCAGGTATGGGTGATAATGATTTACTTAACGAGTACTTTAAACAAACAAAACCTCACTTAACAGATGAAGAAAGATTATTCGTTATGGAAGATCTTTATTCTTATGATGAAGAGGTTGACGACCCAAAAGATATTAAAAGAAAAAAATTGGCATTAAAAGAGCAAGTTGCGAATGCCAAAAGCCACTTGGACGGGCAAAAGTCCAAATATTATGCTGAAGTTAAAGCTGGAAACAGGTTAGCGCCTGAACAACAAAAAGCTATTGACTTCTTTAATCGATACAATGAAGACGCTAAGGCTATTGAAAAGAATAAATCAATTTTTCAAAAGAAAACAAATGAAGTTTTTAACAACGAATTCAAAGGTTTTGAATATAGAGTTGGAGAAAAAAGATTTAGACTTAACATTAGAGAGGCTGATAAGGTTAAAAATAACCAAATGGATCTAACAAACTTTGTTAATAAATTTACTGATAGTAAAACACAACAAGTTGAAGATGCTAAAGGTTATCATAAATCTTTATTCACAGCTATGAATCCTGATTTAGTTGCTAATCATTTCTATCAACAAGGTAAAGCAGATGCTATCAAGGATAGTATGGCTAAAGCTAAAAATGTTGATATGTCACCTAACCAAACACATGGAAATGTTATACAGTCTGGTGGCGTGAAAGTTAGAGCTGTGTCTGGTAATTCATCTAACGATTTCAAAGTTCGGTTTAACAGAAACACAAATAAAATAAGTTAAACATTAAAAATTAAAAATTATGCCTTTTATTAATCCCGCTCAAGGTGCTGAATTACAGCACTTGACACCTCGCCCAACTCAAACGTTGTGGGGAGACAATTATTTGAGCTTCGATTCTGCATCTGGCGGTGGAACATTCGCACAACAATTTTTACCAGAAATTTATGAAAAGGAAGTAGAAAGATACGGAAAAAGAACTGTATCTGGTTTCCTTAAAATGGTAGGAGCTGAAATGCCTCTTGCTTCTGATCAAGTTATTTGGTCTGAACAAGGAAGATTACACATCGCTTATGATTCATTAGAATCTGGAGCTAACACTGTACAAATAGCTGACGCTGGAGTTAACACAATTACGTTACCTGCTGGTCACTTAGTACAAGCATTCGATACAATTATCATTGTAAACAACGAATCTGCTAGATTAGGAAACACTTTAAAGTGTAGAGTTGGTGCTATCAACGGAGCTTCTGTTGGTGGTCAAGCTGCTCCTGCTAGTGGTTTAGTTGCTTTACCTTATACTCAAGCTAATATCGGAGACACTCTTTTCCAAGATGGTGATGATATTAAAGTATTTGTATATGGTAATGAATATCCAAAAGGTTCTTCAGGAATCGTTGGTAGTATAGACGCTGGGTTTACTCAGTTTAGCAATAGACCAATCATCTTAAGAGACAGATACCAAGTTAATGGTTCTGACACTGCACAGATCGGTTGGGTTGAAGTTACAACTGAAAACGGAGCTTCTGGTTACTTATGGTACATGAAATCCGAACACGAAGCTAGATTAAGATTTGAAGACTACCTAGAAATGTCTATGTTAGAAGCTGAACAAGTAGCTTCTACATCTACTATTGCTGGGGTTCAAGGTTCTGAAGGTCTTTTTGCGGCTGTTGAATCAAGAGGTTTAGTATTTACTGGAACTGATTTTGACGTACAAACTAACTATAGCGCCGCTGGTGTTTCAGGTGGTACGTACATTGCAAATGCTGGTTTAAGTGAGTTCGATACTATTCTTAATGAATTAGACAAGCAAGGTGCTATTGAAGAGAACATGATGTTCTTAGATAGAAACACTTCTTTAGAAATTGATAACATGTTAGCGTCTGTAAATTCACACGTTGCTGGTGGTGCTTCTTATGGAGTATTCAACAACGCAGAAGATATGGCGTTAAATTTAGGTTTCTCTGGTTTCAGAAGAGGTTCTTATGACTTCTACAAATCTGACTGGAAATACTTAAATGATTCAACTACTAGAGGAAACTTGACTGATATTCAAGGTCTTTTAGTACCAGCTGGTACATCTACTGTGTATGACCAATCTATGGGTAAAAATATCTCTAGACCATTCTTACATGTTAGATATAGATCTTCTGAAGCTGATGATAGAAAAATGAAATCATGGATCACTGGATCTGTTGGTGGAAACTATACTTCTGACGCTGATGAGATGGTAGTTAACTTCTTATCTGAAAGATGTTTATGCGTTCAAGCAGCAAACAACTTCGTATTATTTAAGAGCTAATTGCTAACAATTATTATATAAAGTTGAGAGGGCGGTATACGTATCGCCCCTCCTCTTTATTTTTTTACAAACTTTTTAATTATATTATATCATGGAAAAATACAAAGATAAATTGTATGAACTGATAGGTAGACATCAACCAATATTGAATAAAATACCATCAAGACATACTAGAAAAAATCCTTTAATGTGGTTTGACGAAGAAAAAGGTTACAATAGAGAATTAAGATATGCTACAAACCAAAGGTCACCATTCGTTGATGAACAAGTAGGTCCTGCAACTTTAGGACATATTGCTTTTAGAAACGGTAAACTATATGTTGAAGGTAAACAACAAAACTTAATAAAGTTCTTAGAAAAACACCCATTAAATGGTAAGTTATTTAAAGAACATAACAAAGTTGAAATAGCAGAAGATGAATTAGATTACTTAGAGTTTAAAGTAGAATCTATGAAATATGCTAAAGAAATGGAAATAGATCAAGCTGAAGCTATATTAAGAGTTGAAATTGGTAGTGAAGTTAGTAAGATGACTACTAAAGAAATTAGAAGAGATCTTATTGTAATGGCTGAAAGAAATCCTAAACTGTTTTTAAGTTTAGTTCAAGATGATAATATTATGTTGAGAAACATAGGTATTAAAGCTACTGAAGCTAAAATATTATTATTAACAGATGATCAAAGAACATTTAAATGGGCGTCAAACGGTAGAAAACTATTTGAAGTTCCTCATGAAGAGCACCCTTATTCAGCGCTAGCCGCTTGGTTTAAAACTGATGAAGGTATGGCTGTTCTAAAAACAATTGAAAAAAGATTAAATTAATAATCACTTTATAGGGTAGTCACTCTATACGGGTGACTACTACTATAAAAAACAAAAATATGGTCAATATAAATACAGTATATCAAAGAGTATTAACCATTGCTAATAAAGAGCAACGAGGATATATAACTCCACAGGAGTTTAATATACTTGCTAATCAAGCTCAGATGGATATATTTGAGCAATACTTTTATGATTTAAATCAATATCATAGAGTACAAAGCATAAATGAAACGATATACGCTGACACTGTAGATATTTTACAAGAAAAAATAGATCACTTTGAAAAGTTTAGAGCTACAGTAGATATGAGCGATGGTGACGGAGTAGGTATACTACCTGATTACTATCGTATGGGAGCTTTATATTATAAAAAAGCTGGTCAGTATTACGAAATAGAAAACGTAGAGCAAAACGAACACCACACTTACTTAAGATCACCATTAACAGCTCCAACGTTGACAAGACCTATATATGTTAGGTTTTCAAATGCTGGTGATAATCAACAAAACAGGGAGCAAAGAATACAAATATTTCCTATAACAATCACATCAACTGTTTACTGCAATTACATAGCAAGACCTAGTACAGCTAGATGGGGTTATACCATTGTTAATGATAAACCTTTATACAATCCAGCGGCTACTTACACAACTCACTTTGAAGTACACGAATCAGAAGAAACTGATTTAGTATTTAAAATATGCGGACTAGCTGGTATTGTTATAAAAGATCCTATGTTTTATCAACAAGCTGCTCAAGAAGAACTAAAACAAATACAACAAGAAAAACAATAAGCTATGCCATTATTTAATATAACACAACAACAATATTACGACAATAGTCAGATTTTAGTTAGTAATGGCAACGCGGCATTACCGCCTTTAACATTTAGTCCATTACCTACAGCGGAGGCTCAAATAGCTGTGTTTGTTGGTGGTAATGAAATAGCGGCTAACTTATATGCTTACAATGCTTCTAACGGTGTTATAACAATGGGATCTGCTTTAGCTAATGGTACTCAAGTTACTGTTAGGCAAGTAGCTGATCAAAACGAGCAACTTGGTAATTATCAATACATAGGTATAGATGATATAATAGCTAACTTTCAAGTTAATTATGTTGGTGAAGGTAAAGTTATAAGAAAAGTAAAAATACCTGAAATATCATTTCACGTACAAAGAGCTATTGCTGAATTAAGTTATGATACATTGAGATCAGAAAAATCTCAAGAAATAGAAATACCACCGTCGCTAACAATGAGACTACCTCATGATTATGTTAATTATGTCAAGTTAACATGGAAAGATAACGCTGGTATTGAAAGAGTTTTATACCCTGCTAGAAAAACTAGTAACCCCCTAGCTATATTACAAGATGGTGATTATGATTATACTTTTAATGAGGACCAAACTTTATTAGAAGCTCTTGATTCTAACACTTGGACTGATTTTAGAAACTCAGCTAATTCAGATAACACTGTTGAAAACGTTACTGGTCCTGATGTTGATGCTACGTTGGCAGAGGGTAGAAGATATGGTTTAATGCCAGAAAATGCTCAATTTAATGGTTTATATTTCATAGATAATTCTAGAGGTATGATATATTTTAGCTCTGGAATAAGTGGTAAGACAGTAACTTTAAAATACATAAGTGATAGCTTAGGTACTGAAGAAGAAATAAGAGTACATAAGTTTGCTGAAGAAGCGGTTTACAAATGGGTTGCACATGGTATATTATCATCTAGAGTAAACACACCGGAATATATAATAGCTAGATTTAAAAAAGAAAGATTTGCCGCGGCAAGAAAAGCTAAGTTAAGATTATCTAATCTAAAAGCAGAAGAGCTTAACTTAATAATGAAAAACAAATCAAAAATAATAAAACATTAGTATGCCAGAAATAAAGAGACAATTTGGTGGAGGTGCTATGAACAAGGACCTCGACGAAAGAATAGTTCCTAATGGTAAATATAGAGATGCATTAAACATACAAGTGTCTAGTTCTGAAGCTAGTGACGTTGGTGCTGTGCAAAATATATTAGGTAATAGAAGACCATATGGTAACGCTTTGTCTAATCTAGGTACTAACCCTACTTGTATCGGTGTTTATTCAAACACTAAAACAGAGATGATATACTGGTTTGTTGCTAGTGACACTAAGTCTTTAATACTAGAATATGATCAAACATTAAACGTTGTTTCACCTATATTAGTAGACACTACAGGTGTTTTAGGTTTTAACGCAACGTTTTTGATAACTGGTATAAACATAATAGATGATTTATTATTCTGGACAGACGATCAAACAGAGCCAAAGAAAATAAATATAAAAACTTGGAAAGCTTATAATAGCTCTAATAGTAATTATACACACACTCAAATAAGTGGCGCTAACTTCACAGAAGATCAAATAACGGTTATAAAGAAAGCTCCAATAAAACCGCCAAGCATAGCAATGTCAGCATCTAAAAGAACTGGTATTGTTGAAACTACATTATTGCAAAAAAGATTTACAGAGACAACAGATCCTTTCGATGCTATAAGCACTGGTGATTATGGTACTGTTACGTTTTCAACTACACCAAATTTTGAAGTTGGTGATAAGTTACGTTTAACTCTATTAAGTGGTAGTGATGATGCTGAGATTATAGCTAGTATAACTCAAGAATTTTTTAGTAGCAACTCAGCTACGTTTAGAATAAATGTTGATGTTATTTCAGAAAACATCGAAGAAGGTTTACAAGATTGGAAAGTTGAGTTAATAGAAGAAAAACCTATGTTTGAATTTAAGTTTCCTAGGTTTTCATATAGATATAAATTTGACGACAATGAGTATTCAGCTATAGGACCTTATAGTAAGGTAGCTTTTTTACCGTCTGACTTTGATTACGCTCCTAAAAAAGGTTATAATAAGGGTATGGTTAACAATGTTAGATCTTTAAAAATAGGTGGTTTCACAGAAGGAGCACCTCATGGTGTTAAGGAGATAGATATACTATATAAAGATACTGCTAGTAATAACATATATACAGTACAAAGTGTAAAATCAACAGATGAAGAATATACGGCTGGTACTAATGGTGAGATAGAAATAACATCAGATGTTATATATAAAGTTTTACCATCAATACAAGCATTAAGACCTTGGGATAATGTTCCTAGAAAAGCTAAAGCGCAAGCATTATCTGCTAATAGAATAATGTATGGTAACTATATAGAAAACTTTGACATGAAAGATTCTAGTGGTGATGATATAAGCGTTAGGTTTGACGTATCTATAGTTCAAAATCCCTCAGTATCAACTTTAGAAAAAGAACCATATCCATCTATCAAATCGCTTAGAACTTATCAAGTTGGTGTTGTATATAGAGATAAATACGGTAGAGAGACACCTGTGTTTACAGATACATCTGGATCTTTTACACTAGATAAATTATCTGCTATAAATTACAATATTTTAAAAGTAAAAATAACTAGCCCAATACCATACTGGGCAGAGTCTTATAAATATTTTATAAAAGAATCCTCAGACGAATATTATAACTTAGCTATGGATAGACATTATCCAGCTGAAGATGGCAATGTCTGGATAGCTTTTCCTTCGTCAGAAAGAAACAAGGTATCAGAAGAAACATTTTTAATTTTAAAGAAGAAACACAACGATGATACTTTTGTTGAAGATGAAGCTAGATATAAAATAATAGCTATTGAAAACGAAGCTCCAGATTTTTTAAAGATAGAAAGAGTCACACAGGGTGTTTTAAATTCTACTAACTCTGGAGAACAAAATGAAAATATATTCGTATCTACTGGTTTTCCTGAACCAGATAGAACTTATATGCACATATTAAAAAGTAAATGGAAAAAAGTTTTTGGAGGTGGTGAAAATGATTTCAATGAAAATACACCACCCGTGCATCACAAATCTGATTTGTTAGTTAGAGTATTATCAGCGGGTAACAAAACAAAGTGGTATGATATTGCAAATTTAAAACTTGTTGAAGCTGGTAGTAATGATTACTACGAGATCGAACTAGAAGATAAATTAGCTGAAGATGATGTTTCTTTTATAGGTAGTTATAGTCAAAGTGATAATAGTTTATCTTTAGAGATTGCTCAAAAAAATATTAAAACAGAACCTGAATTTGGTGGTAGATTTTTTGCTAAAATAGAAAGAGATGGTATATTAGAATCAGCTATTTTAAATAATGAAAATTCTGACGACTACAGTGTTATAGCTAACACACATATATATGCTAATAATTTTGCACCTGATAAATCACAGGATTATTGGAGAAATGCTCAAAAAGGTGTTTATCCAGGTGGAGCAGGAAGAAATGACACGTATCACGGAGAGTGGTTTTTATGTAGAAATATATACAGACATTATAAAGATGCTGGTGGTACTTTAGTTACTAACGGTAATAAATACAGAGGTGGTTTAGGTGGTGTTACAAGTCACAGTAACGCTCATGATGTTAGAGGTTTTGGAGCTCAATCTGGTAATGATTTTATTGAAATAGCTTACCACTGGTGGTACGATCAAGATAGAGACGCTTGGCAAGGTGCTTGGAATAATTTTGAGTATCAACATAGACCTGCTTATAAAAACCTAGTAACTTCAATGCAAACAACAAATATGAAGTTTAGGTTTACTGATGACCCTGATCAAACTGTTTATCAAATAAAAGCATACAGGAGAAGTAATATAGGTGCTTTTAAAGATGGTGCTATAGGTAGATGGGGTAGTATGAGAATTATTAAATGGACTTTAAAACTAGATAAGCAAATACAATGGGCACCAGAAGATAATGGACATACATCAAAAGCATCGGCTACTCAAATAGAGTTTTTAGATATATACGCTGGTGGTGACGAAAAAGGTTTCACAAGTGATAATCCAGCTATATTTGAAACAGAACCAAAAGATATAACAGATTTAAATCTATATTACGAAGCAGATCAAGCTTATAACAAATCAGTACATGGTGACGAACAAACTTTAGATTACTCTAACTGCTGGAGTTTCGCCAATGGTGTAGAGTCTGATAGAGTTAGAGATGACTTTAATGCCGCTAAACTAAGTAAAGGTGTAAAAGCTAGTACAGTGTTAGAAACACCTTATGCTGAAGAAAGAAAATCAAATTTCGTTATATTCTCTGGTCTTTATAATTCTATAAGTGGAACTAACAACACTAATCAGTTTATACAAGCGGATAAAATAACAAAACAAATAAACCCTGTTTATGGTTCAATACAATTAATGAGACATAGACACGGTGGTTTAGATGTTTTATGTGAAGACAAATGTTTTAAAATACCTACCAATAAAGATATATTATTTACAGCTGATGGTAGTAAACAAGTTACAGTATCATCAAATGTATTAGGTACACCAAATCCTTACACTGGTGAATTTGGTATAAGTAAAAACCCTGAATCTTATACAACATATGGTTATAGGGCTTATTTTTCAGATAAAGCTAGAGGAGTAGTTTTAAGATTATCTGCTGATGGTCTTGAACCTATATCACGTTATGGTATGGAAGATTACTTTAAAGAAAACTTAGCATTATCTACTACTGTTATAGGTAGCTATGATACTAATAAAAAAGAATACAATATAACATTAAACCATGATACAATATCTTTTAAAGAAGATACTAATGGTTGGACTAGTAGAAAAAGTTTTTTACAAGAAGATGGTGTTAGTTTAAACAATAAATATTATACATTTAAACACGGTGATCTTTGGGTTCATGATAATGAAACTAGAAATAATTTTTATGGAGATCCATATAATTCAAGTATTAAATTTATATTTAACGATGCTCCTGGTTCTATTAAGCAGCATAAGACATTAAACTACGAAGGAACTCAAGCTAGAATATTCCAAGATAATAGTGGTAACTCTGATACAGATAATGATTTCTTTAACAAAAACAGCGTTGCTGGTTGGTGGAGTAATTCTATAGAGTCTGACAAACAAAGTGGTAATGTATTAAAGTTTGTAGAAAAAGAAGGTAAATGGTTTAATTATATACAAGGCACACAAACAACGTTGTCTAATTTAGATACAAGTGAATTTAGCGTTCAAGGTTTAGGTAGTGGATCTGTATCTGCAAGCAATGACTACTCATACAAAGTAACAATAACAGTAAACGAAAACAACGACTAATGGCACTAATTAACTGTACAATAAATTCCACATCTGTTGAGGTTACACCATCACAAGCTTTAGGATCTGGCGTTGCTAACCAAGTGTTAACTATAACAGCTAACACTGGTTTTAGAGTTGCTGCCGCTGATTTTGCTCAAAATACAGATTTAGCAGCTGCTCCTTTTGTTAATCAAATTAACAATATAACATTAGCAGACAGTAGCGTGGCTTACGCTGAAGCCAATAAAGTAATTGTAACAGTAGATCTTAAAGATACATTTAATCCAGGAACTAACAATCATACTTTTACTATAGATATTGATGGCGCTGCTGTATTAGAAAAAAATATACCTAAAACTTTATCAGGTGTTTTTAATGTATCAGTAACAGATGCTACAACAGCTGCTACAAATCAAGCTTATACAGCTACAGCTACAAGCGGCACTACAGTAGATTTATTTACTAGAACTGTAACTGCTACTAGTGGGCATTATTTTAAAATACCTCCAACTTGTGTTGTAGCAACAGGAAATGTTGATAACTATGTTATAGTAGGTACACCAAATGGTACTGGCACTAGTCATACTGCTACAACTTTTAATGTTGATGGTATAATACCTTTGATAACAGATACTGCTGATGTTATAAATATAACAGCTAACGCTGAAGATATACCAGTTGCTTTAAATAGAATTAATAGTTACAGCATGGACACTTCAGATGCTCCGTATGTTTTAACTAAAAGAGGTTTAACTGTATATGGTGATGTAGGTGCTAAATTTACTGTTAACATAACTAGAACAGGTGATAGTCATACTTATGATTTTTCAGCAGGTAATTTTACTAGTTCTAGCACTAATTCTGGTAGTTTAACAATAGGTAGCAACGGACAACACGCTCAATTAATTACTTTACCTTTAGTTTTAGCTGATGTAACTTATACAGTAACTATAACTGCTGATGACAAGGAACCAGCAACAACAGATAATATATCACAAACAAATCCTTTTACTATAAATAGAAGAGGTTTTAAAACCGTAACAGTTAATGCTTCATCAACAAGTAGAGGAACATTAACTTCTGTTGTTTCTACGTACACTAATTACGCTGGAACAGCTATAAATCATAGCGCTGGAGCTAATGCAATAAATGGACAAAGTGGTACTGAAATTGAAAGTAATAATAACGCTGAGTTTAATTTTGTTACCGTTATACAAGATAATGACGCTTTTACTTTTAGCGGTGCTAATGGTCTTTCAAGTAGTATAACATTAACATCAAGTCATTACGGTGTAACTGGTGATGCTAACATAGTAGCTGGAACAATCACAGCGGCAAGATCTGCTGACAATAGTGGAAACGCTAATAAAAAATTAACTATAACTGGATCAGACTGGTATAACTGGCAGCATGGTGTAAACAACACTGTTATAAACTTTAATATAGATGAGTTTTGTAATAGTGTATCTGGAGGTGGTGGTGGAACAACTAATGTTCTTAGCATAGGAACTACACAGTTTCAAGATGTAACAGGTGGTAATAGTGCGATACTATATCCTAGTGGCTATATACAGCAGGTTACAGGTAGAACATCAGGTTCATCAACAATAACATATACTTTTGCTGGTGTTAATTTATCTAGTAATGATTTTCCATCATATGTAGACACTACTGGTGATATTACTATTACAGCTGGTAACTATGGTGCTACCACAACAAAATTTAACAGTGCTACATACAGCACTAGTTTAAGTAGTTTTTCAGTTACAAATCAAGGTACAAGTAGTAGGCAGTTATATATGGATATAACAGTTACAATAACTAACTTTAGTCCAAGCGTAGCTACTAATGATGTACATAACTTAAAAGTAATGTTTGCTTTTGCTAATGACGGAGCTAACCCATAAAATAAATAGATATGCCAAGTATAACAGTAACATTTACTAACGAACTAAACGAATCAGTACAATTAGGAGACGTATTATACTATGTTAATCCTGCTAGTGAAACTATGCAGGGAACTCCTAGTCCTATATTGAACAGTAACAATGTTATTGAGGTTGGCGTTATAACAGCTATAAATTATGCTACAGGTGTAATAACAGCTGATATAGCTAACTCTACAGCTTTACCTACTAGTAGTAGTTTCTTTTTATTTAGTAAAGATAATAGAGCTAACATGGCTAGTTTGCTGGGTTACTACGCTGAAGTTGAGATGAGTAACAACTCTACGGTAAAAGCAGAATTGTTCAGTGTAGGTTCAGAAATATTTGAATCTAGCAAATAATGTGTAATAATAATATAAATAAATTAAGATGAAAAAACACCAAGGATCTTCACCGTTAAAAGCATTACCAATGATAGCTCAAGCTGTAGGCGTAGCAGCTAAAATAGGTATGGGTTTAGCTGGTAGAAAAAAGAAAAAAGCTAAGTTGAAGAACGCTCAAGGAGCATATGATATGCAGAGACAACAATTTGAAAACATGGATACCTCTAATCTATATGATAATATGGAGAATGTATATGAGGATGCAACCGTTAATACACAGGCGGCGGACTTTGCTAAAACACAAGCTTTACAAAGTCAAGCAAACACTATGGATCAATTTAGTCAAGCTGCAGGTGGATCTGGTATAGCTGCTTTAGCACAAGCTATGGCTGGTCAATCAAATCAACAAGCGCAACAAGCTTCTGTTGATATAGGTCAACAAGAGCAAGCTAATCAGTCTAGAACAATGAACCAAGCTGCTCAAATACAAAATTCACAAATAGCAGGTGAGTATCAGAAAAGAGAACATGAGCTAGGTAAGATAGACACCATGATGCAGTTAACTGGTCAAGAACTTCAAGCTGCTCAAGCTGCTAAATCTCAAAGTGATCAAATGTTAATATCTGGTATTGGTGACGCAGCAAGTATGGCTGTACCAAATATGGGTCAGTTTTTAAAAGGAAAACCAAAATAAAATATTATGTATTATAACCAACAATCAATTTACGACGCTGCTGGTGGCGGTAGTTATACTAACGTTAAAACGGCTTTTGACGTGGGTTATGAAGCAGCTACATTAGGTAAAGGTAGCGACAACCCCACTAGATCTGTAAAAAATTTCTATGAGCAGAAGCTAGCTAACTATTTAAAAAAATTACCAGCTGATGTTGATCTAGCTGCGATACCTACTAAGTACAGAGGTAATATATCTGAATTTTTGTCTCAACAAAAACAAGAGTATGTTAATGCCGCTAACAGTGTAGACGAGTATGAAGTTGGTAGTCAAGATTATATGGATAGAGTTGCTAAGATGAATCAAATAAAAAGTTCATTTGAAAACTTAGATAAACAGATGAAGCTTTATGGTGAGAATAAAAAAGATTTAATAGGTGATATTGAAGGTCAAACTATATCTATGTATGGTGAAAATCAAGCTAACGTAAACCTATTAAGAAGTGTTTATAATGAAGAGTTAGATATGATGATAGATGAGACTGGAAACGTTAAATTTGTTGGTGTAGATGGCGAACTATCATTAAATGATATGCCTGACTACTCTATTAAAGATTATGAAACAGCTTCAGCTATGACTAAAATGGGTGTTGGTGTTTATCAGAACGCTTTAAAAACAGGTCAAGTTTTAAGCCAGAATAATCCTTTATATTTTCAGTATCAAAATCAATTAAAAACAGCTATTGATCAAGGTGGTACTTCAACTTTGATGTCTATACTACATGACGGTTTAGTTGGCAACGTTGTTTTAGCTGATGGTATGAAAGATCAAATACAAGCATATAAAGATGGTAACTTAAGTTTTAGCGAGTTAAGAGATCAAGTTGTAAATAACTATATGGATGTTTTAGTTAAGCAATCACAAACAGGCGCTAGTCAAAGAAAAGTTAATCCAAGTACTAGTAAAGCTGACGGTAGTAGTCATTATGCTTCTGATGGAAAACATTTTCAAACGGGTGATAGATACTACCAAAGAAGAATGCCTAAAGATCCTAGCGGTTTTGAAATAAGATATTATGACGATGGTGGTTTAGAGTATCATTATCCAGATGGTAAAGTAGAGATCATAAAAGGATCAGGCACGCCTAGCAATACTGAACCCGAAATAGTAACTACAGAAAAAGACAAATTAACTATTAGTGAGGCTAGACAAGCTTTAATAGATTCAGGTATTAAATCACCTAGCGCACAAGAAATAGCTGATTATATTAGAAAAAATTCAAAATAAAATTTAACACATGTCTAAATACTTAACACAAAACGGTGTACAAGATATTAGCGGGTTAGACGAAGATCAACAAGTAATGTTCTTAGTTCAAAACCCAGATGCTGTTGAGGCTACTCCTGAGGACTTAAGAATTAGAGGTTACGAAAGACCTAACTCTGAGATAGAACAAGAGCAAGAAGAGGTAAATGAAATACTTATAAAGGAAAGAAATATGAAATTCATGGACCTTAAGTTTGGTTACATGAATCAAAGACAAGGTTATAGATCTGGGGGTTTAGGTGATGAAGTTTCAAGAGATAATTTTGACACTGATCAAGAGTGGTATGAATATCAAGTATGGAATGGTGATATAAAAGAAGAAGTATCATTAGACGAACAAATACAAAAAAGAGTTAGACAAAACGATCTAGACGTAGACGCGGATTCTTCGCATCTATTTTACAATCAAGAAAATGATAACAGTTTTGTAAATAAGTTTTACAAAGCTAGCGATTTAGAAAACCTAGGAATTAATATAAAAGATTTTCAAGGTTGGTTAAATAGAAGTGGACACTCTGAAGACTTTAAAGAATTATATGAAGAAGGTGCTTTTGAAGATGGTTTTTGGGGTGCGTTTGGTGATCAAACTGAAGATTTACGAGTTGCTTACGAGAGACAGTTATCTATGTATTTAGACGGTTATATAGCTGATGTTAACGTTAGAGCTAATGAAAAAATATTTTTAGAAGATTATAACGCTGATACTAATAAATATTCTGAGTTTAAAAACATAGATGATGCGTTTGCTTTTTGGCAAAAAGAAAATGAAGGTGGTTATAGTGTTTTTGATTATGACAACTATAGATATTATAATTCTGTTCATTTTAAAAATAAATTATTTAGAGATCAAGAGAATAAAGAAAAACAACACGAGTACTTAAAAAACAGAGCTGACGATTCAGAATTAGAAGGCGGTTTTTTAGGTTTAGGTGAATTTATTGGTAATGCTTTCCTAGGTCTTGGCGAAGGTCTTGAAGATACAAGTATATTTTTAGGTGATCTTGTTGGGCTTGATGGTTATGCTAATGAAGCAAGAATGTTGAGGAGAGAATTAGATCTTGCTGATCCAACAAAACAAATGAAATACATGTTAGCTAGAGGTAAGACTTTAGAGATTGATGGAGTAAGATATACTGTTGACGATTACGATGGTCAACTATATAACCAAACAGTTGGTGTAAGCGTAGGTGATACAATGGATCCAGAGAAAAAACAAGAATTAATAAAAAAGATAAAAGAAGAAGGGGCTGTTGATAATGACTTTAATTTAAGAGGTGCTTCTGGTATAATGGGTCATACAATAGGTAATATAGTATTTCAAATACTTGGAACTAAAGGCGCTGGAAGTTTAAGAACAGTTGCATCGCTTAAATACTTACAAGGTTTAAACAAAGTAAGACAGTTAAGAGGTTTAAAACCTTTAAACACAAGAGCTAGAAACGTATCAACAGGTAGATACTCTAGTACAAAAGAAACATTTGGTGTTAACATGCCTTTTGATCCTAGAATTGTTGATGCTACAATGTTCCAAGCTTTTTATGGTGCTTCAACTGGTCATGAAAGTGTGTTAAAAGCAGCTTTAGACGCTGGTATACCTTTTAATGAAGCTGAGAAATTAGCTAACTCTGCATCTGCTCAAATGGCTTTACTGTATGCTGTAACAGGTCCTATAAATCCTAGACTACCTGGTTTAAATAAGCTAGATGATTGGGTTGCTGGAAACGTTAGAATAAATGATGTTATAAAAGCTTATAAACAAGGTGGGAAAGAAGCGGCTAAAAATACATTAAAACAACAACTATCAAGATTAATACCTGATAGAGCTACACTAAGAACTTTTGTTAATGAAGGTTTTAAAGAGTTTGCTCAAGAAAACGTACAGCAATTAGGTGAGGTTGGTATTGTCAATAGAAATATAAACGAGCAAGCTGGTCAAGAGTTTTTAAAACAAGATTATAATTTAAAAGATTTTGTTCAAACATCTATATTATCATTTGCTGCTGGTGGATTAGTTGGTGGTACTAGTGTCGCAAACTTTGCTACACCTGATAGTAAAAAAGCTAGACTAGCAAACATGGTTATTTTAGGTAAAGACTTGAAAGGTACTAGACAAAAGCTTAATGCGGCTGCTGATAGGGGTAAAATAACAAAAAAAGAAGCTACTGAATTAGCTGATCAAATAAAAGCTATAAGTGATGGTAGTTTTCCAGCATGGATGTTTAATACACCCGACGAGTTAATTGAGCACGCGGTAATACAGCAGGATATTAGAAAGTTAGAAGCTGATCTAAAAAAATACGATGAAAGTCATCATGATAGAATAAATGCACAAATAGATTCTAAAAAAATAAAACTACAAGAACTAGTTGAGTCCGCTGCAGAACAAGCAATACAAAGTGACGTTAAAATGTTTAAAGACACTTTTGGTGTAGAAACTATACAATTAAAAAATTTAGATCAATTAATAAAAGCAGGTTTTTCAGAAGAAATGTTTACAGATGGTTGGTTAGAACAAGATGGTAAAATATATATAAACATGGAAGCCGCTGTTGAAAATCAAGCTGTATCAGTTGCTAGTCATGAGTTACTACATAAAATAATAAAATCTGAATTTAAGAAAAATCCAAATATAGGTAAAGTTGTTACTGAGTTTAAAAACATATTAAAAGAAAAAGGTGTTTTAAGTAAGTTAGAAGGAAGAGCTAAAAAATATAGATTAATAGGTGCTAAAATAGATGAAGGCGGAAAAGATCAAGACGAGTGGTTAACTATGTTTTCCGATGCTTTATTTAAAAATGAAATTACTTATCAAGAATTAGGCGACAACGGTTTCTTAAGAATGGGTAGAACCCTTATAAATGTAGTTAAACAAAAGTTTGGTTTAAAAAAATATGAGTTTGAAACTGGCCGTCAAGTTTATGACTTTATGCTAAACTATAAAGAGAATATAGAAAAAGGTAAGTTAAGTAATCAAGAGCAAAGGATGTTAGACAGCTTTACACCAGATGATGAATCAGGTAGAAAGAAGTCTATAAATATGAATGAGAAAATTAATCAAGAAAAACTAGATGCTCTTGTTAATCCTAAAGAAGAATTTATAGGTAGTAAAGCACATATGACAGCTAAAGCTTTGATAGATACGGGAGCTTTTGATGGTTTGATTGGGGCTAAGTTAGAACAAGGTAGTAATATATATGGTCAGTCTAGACAACAAGTTATTGAAGATGCTAGATTTGAATTAGTAAAACATTTAAATAATTATGATCCTACAATAGGTACAGGTTTGTTTGGATATTTAAATTCCTATATAGGATTTAAAACTGGTAATGTAACTAACAGATTAAAAAGACAAGTTAAAACAAAGTCTATAGATGTAGATAGAGAAGGTACTCAAACAACTCAAGATATACAAGATACTTCTTTAAACCCAGAAGAATTAATGATAGCCAAGCAAGAAGCTGAAGCAGCTACAAAAATAGCATCAAAAATAAAAATGGGTCAAAAGCTTACAGCCGATGAAAAGAAAAAAGTTAAAACTTTATTACTACCTATAATAAGAGACTTAGACACAGCATTGAGTAATGTAAAATCTATAAACGCTAAGAACTCACCTATAATAAAAGAGCTTAAAAAGAATCTTGGTGAATCATTGGTTTACGACGCAATGATTAATTTCTTAGGAACAAGAGGTCAATTAAGAGAAAACCTACTTAACTTAAAACAAGATGTATTAACTAATTCAACCACAACATGGCTACAAGGTAAGACGCAAAAAAATGGTGATGTTAATGGTGGTATACCTCAGGTTATTGAAAAAACAATTAAGCTAGAAAACGGTGATGAAGTTAGAGTGCCATACCCTGAGTGGGTTGGTCAAGAGATAGCTAGAGAAAAAATGGGTACTGATAATGCTGGTAGAACATCTGGGCATGATTTAGTTTTTAGAGCTGATAATGCTATTGAACTAGATGACAATGTTTATTTATCTCAATTTTACGATGCTAAGGGTAAGTTAATACGAGGAAGAAAAGAAGCATTAGCAAAACACATGGCTCAAGAAATTGGTTTAGAACTTATGATAGATGAGATAGTAAATAATCCTAATGGATCACTAGCTCAAGAGTTTAATAAAAATCAACTAGCAAAAGGTGTTGTTAACGCTGTAGATAAGATTAATCAGTTCATGGAGCAAGCTGAAAGAGGTGGTGTTAAAAGATCTATATCTCGTGGAGCTGCAATCCAATACTATGAAGCCGCTGTAATATTAGGTGCGCAAGGTAGCTTTACTGAACTAGATAACCATCTTAATAATTTACCTAAAGGTTATGAGTTTATAAAAGATCTATATTTAAAAGAAGCTTTTGAAACAGAATCTATAACTGGTTTTATAAACCCCTTGAAAGAATATTCTAAAACAAAAGCTGGTGCTAAAGTAAAACCATACTTAGATAAGTTTTTAAACATGAGCCCTGACGAAAAGAAAAAAGCAATAGTACCTTTCTCTTCTAAGCTAGTAAGTATTTTGCCTAGTGAGTTTTTTAATGCTTTTGGTAAAACAGAACAAAGAGCTTTATTAGGTATACATGATAGAGTTATAGATCCTAACCAACCAGATGGCCTTAGAATATTTAACAAAATAGGTAAAGCTAAAAAAGGTGGTGTTCCTTTTACTGGTGTTAAAATAATACAAGCTGGTAGTGGTTTTGTTTTAAAAATACAAAACAAAATATTAAACCAAAAGTTTGAAAGTAAAAAAGCAGCTGAAAAAGCTTTTGAAGAAGCTTTTGGTGAAGATATAAAAACAATTAACGCAAATAACTTAGCAGCGTTAGTTTATATATTAGAAAAAGCACAGTCAATTGTTGCTGCTAATCCAAAACTGATACCAGGTTATCTAACATGGTTACAAGCAAATGGTAATATAGGTAAAGCATTGAGAGGCTTGACAAAGATAGAGGAAGTTCAAATATACGCAGAAAATCAAGCTCCTTTTGTAGGTTTAGATGGTAAAGGTTATAATAGTATAACAGCTAAAGAAAGAGCTAGATACGACAATAATGAAATCAACATAAACTTTAATCACCCAGAATACAAAGAAGCCAAAGCGTATATTGATCAGAGAGACGCTAACAGAATACAGGAGTTAAAAAATCCCAAACTATCTCAAGATAAAAAAGATAAAATACAAAAACAATTAGATAAGTCTATAGAGCAAAAATTTAGAGAAAGATTAAGAGCTAAAGGTGAACACAAGAATCCATCTTCAAACACGTTTGGTAAAATAGCTGTGTATCAGTTAGGTACTATAAATACCATGCTTGAATATCCTGGTTCCGATTTAATTAGTTTAGCAACAGAAAAAGATTTAATGAATATAGTTTCAGACTTTAGTCAGTCAATAGGAACAGAAGTGTTATCACAAATACAAGATGACGTACATGGTAGAACAAGTTCGTTAGGTGATCTAAGAGTTTACGCAATACCTGAAAACAAAATAAAAAGTTTTTACGCTGTAACTGGAGAAACACAAGCTTTAAGTAGAGCTCAAAGAGCTATTGATATAAAAATAGAAGAATTTGCTCAAGTATTAACTAATCAAAATTTAGTAGAAAGAAGTAGATCTGTGAGTGTAGAACCAAAAGGTATAAGCGTTTACGACTTTGATGATACGCTTGCTTTTAGTGCTAGTAAAATAATAGTCACAATGCCTAATGGTAAGGTTAAAAAAATAACACCAGCTCAGTTTGCTGCTCAAGATGAAAAGCTAAAATCGCAAGGTGCTACATTTGATTTTAATGAATTTAATCAAGTTGTAAAAGGAAGACCGGGACCATTAGCTCCTAGAATTAAAAAAGCTATTGATAAGTTTGGTAATGAAAATATATTTGTGCTAACAGCTAGACCTCAAGCTTCAGCTAAAGCAATACAAGAGTTTTTAAAAGGTATAGGTATAGATATACCTATAGAAAATATAACTGGTTTAGAAAATGGTACACCTGCTGCTAAAGCCGCTTGGATAATAAATAAAGTTGCTCAAGGTTTTAATGATTTTTATTTCGTTGATGATGCTTATAAAAATGTTCAAGCTGTTCAAAATGTTTTAAATGTTTTTGATGTTAAAGGTAAAGTTCAACAAGCTAGATCAGATAGAAAAAGAAGTGTTAGTCGTGAGTTAAATGAAATGATAGAGCGTAACACTGGTGTTAGAGCTGATACTACTTATTCAAAAATTGTTGCCAGAAAAAAAGGTGCTAGTAAAGGTAAGTTTAAATTTTTCGCTCATGGTGCTGATGATTTTAGAGGTTTAACTCAATATGTTTTAGCTGGTAAAGGCAAGCAGGGTGATCAAGATCAACAATGGTTTGAAGATAATCTTGTTACACCTTATGTTAGAGGTATTGGTGCTATAGAAGCTGCTAGACAAGCTATGAAAAATGATTACAGAGCATTATTAAAAGCAAACCCAGAAATAAAAAAGAATTTAGATAAAGAAATAGGAGACACAGGTTTTACACTTGACCAAGCTATAAGAGTATACTTATATAACAAATCAGGGTTTGAAGTACCTGGTATATCTAAACGAGATCAACAAACATTAATTAATGTTGTTAATCAAAATCAAGATTATAAAAACTTTGCTAACACACTTCAGGTGATAACTAAAAAACAAAAATGGGCTGAACCAGAAGAGTATTGGGATGTGGGTAGTATATTAAAAGATTTAAACGAATTAGATCAAAAGGTTAGTAGAAAAGAATATCTAGCTGAGTTTATATCAAATGTAGATGAGATATTTAGCGAACAAAACTTAAATAAACTAGAGGCTTTATATGGAACTTCTTATAGAAAAGCTTTAGAAAATATAATAAGTAGAATGAAGTCTGGTAGTAATAGACCAGGGAAAATGGGTGATATAGAAGGAAGATGGATGCAGTGGGTAAACAACTCTGTCGGTACAATAATGTTCTTCAACAGACGTTCAGCATTGCTACAAATGCTTTCGTTTACAAACTTTGTTAACTGGTCTGATAACAACCCATTAAAAGCAGCAGCCGCTTTTGCTGATCAGAAAAACTACTGGAAGACGTGGGTAAGAATATTTAATTCTGACAAACTAAAACAGAGAAGAGGTGGTTTAAGATCTGATGTTCAAGAACAAGAGATTGCTAATGCCGCTAAAAACTCTAAAGATAAAGCTTCTGCAATTATATCTTATTTATTAAAAATAGGTTTTACACCTACACAAATAGCAGATAGTATGGCTATTGCTACTGGTGGTGCTACGTTTTTAATGAATAGAACTAAAACATATTTAAAACAAGGTATGTCGCAACAAGATGCTGACGCAAAAGCTTTTGAGGACTTTGTTAAAATATCAGACGAAACACAGCAATCTGGTGACCCTATGTTAATATCATCTCAACAAGCAAGTCATTTAGGTAGATTAATATTAGCTTTCCAAAACACTCCAATGCAGTATGTTAGGTTAATGAAAAAAGCTGGTCAAGATTTAGTTAACGGTAGAGGTGATTGGAAAACAAACGTTAGTAAAATAATGTATTACGGTTTTGTACAAAACTTAATATTTGCATCGTTACAAAACGCTTTATTTGCTTTACTACCAGAATTCGATCCAGAAGACGATGACGAAAAAAGACAAAAAATAATTAACACTAAAACAGAAAGAATAGTTAATAGTATGGTTGATACTATATTAAGAGGATCTGGCTTAACCGGTGCTGTCATATCAACATTGAAAAATACAATAAATAAATACTATAAAGAAGAAGCTAAAGGATTTAGAGCTGATCACACTCAAACGTTAATTGAATTAGCTAATATATCTCCACCAATTGGTTCTAAAGCTAGAAAGTTATATGGTGCTCATTTAACTAAAAAATATAATAAAGAGCTTATTAACGAAAGAGGAATGGATATAATCGCTGATGGTAGATTAAATATATCACCAAGCTATGAAATATTAGGTAGTTTTGTTTCTGCTGCATTTAACCTTCCTTTAGACAGGGTTATTGTAGAATTAAATTCTATATCTGAAGCTTTAGATAGTAGAAATAGTGCTTATCAAAGAATAGCATTATTATTGGGTTGGAGAACTTGGGATGTTAATGCTAAAAATGAAGAGAATGATTTTATAGAACTAGTGTATGACGAACTAAAAGCTATTGAAAAAAAGAACAAACAAAGAGGTAGTAGAAATTCAAATAGAAAAATTAAAAGAAAGTAAAAACAAGTAATAATAAAAAGATAAACCGACTTTACTATGAAAAAACTAATAATAATCTTAGCACTGCTAATATCTAGCAATGCTCACTCCCAATTTATTGAAGAATTATACAAAGACTTTTTAAAGTACGGTACGTTCTATGCAGCTGGTAATATAGAAAACGCTCAAGCTGTACAACCGAACTACTTTATACGTACTAACCCAGACGATTTTTACGGTATACCACAAGTAGAAGATAGAGCTAATTATCACCCATTTAACTATAGATATGGTTTAGGTATACGTAAGTTAGCTAGGTTTGATTATGAAACAAAACCAGGAACTTTCTGGACAGGTAACCAACAAGTAGAAAAACAAATAGGTTTATCCGCGCCTACTTCAGCAGTAGATGGTTTAGAATACCTATTGCATTGGGAAAAAGAAAGACACAACGGCAGTGAGTTTACAAATAAAAGATTATTTGTAAGACATACTGGTGACTATCATATAGCTAAATTTGAAGCTAGAGAAACAGGTAAAATTGATTTTAAATATTTATCTGGTGAAATAAGAGCCAGGTTACCTATTGGTAAGAAGTTTAGTATATCTGCAGGCGCAATATATAGAACACATGAACGTCCTTATGGTTATAATCCTGTAGAGATATGGTTAAATGAACAAGATGAAGATGGTAATGCTGTAAACCCATGGTATACTCTAGGTTTTGAATATGGCTACGATGATATATATTATTCACAAAACGATGAATATGGAAATGAAACATATGATTGGTATTGGGTTAATGCACAAGGAGATATTGTAGCTTATACTGATGCTGATTTTAGAGATAGAATAATGCCTAGTCTATTAAATAGATACAATCAAGAGGCTTGGGCTGAGTTAGATCCTTTTGCTGAGATTGCTCCGGTCGTCGGTTTTGACTTCTATCATTACAAAGCTAACTTTTGGCTTCATGCCTATGGTAGCTGGATATTACCTTATCATAAATATATAAAAGGTAATGAGGACTTTAGTTATTTACATAGAAATAGCTGGGGTAAGGGTGGTCACAATGACTTGCTTGAAGGAGAGCAGTGGAGTGATTACCAAGCAGGTTTAGTATTTGGTGTTAAAATTAGCAAGTCATTTGGTTTGTTTATTGAAGGAGAATACACTAAGTTCTGGGACTCAGAGATGTTTAACTCCAATTTTGGAATTAATTACACGTTTAGATAATGGAAGAGTTGTCAGAAAAGTCACAGGTAAAACTTGACATAAAAACATTAATAGGTATAATCATAGGTATTATATCTATAGCAGGTATA